ATCTCTTACAGGTTGAACAACTTCAATCATTTGTGGCTGTGAAGTATTGTTTAAGTTTGACGTATCGATCACTATCGAAGAAGCTTCCGTCTTTGGTGCCGAGTCTTTCTTCGTACTCTTGCGCTTTCTTAAGGGCTTTTTCGTACCCATCGGCAAGCTTTCGATAAGTAGAGGATTTACGTCTTTGGGACTGTTCACTCTTTATCCTTTTTAACAAACCAACATGACTTATTTCTCTACCAGTCACAGTAGTCAACCAAGCTGATACCTGCCTTGAACTGTATTGCTTTAAATACTTCTTAGCTTTTTCAAGAGCTTCAAGTTCAAGTGGTATAGGTTGCAGCCACCCTTCATCTTCTTCGTCAACTTTGTAACCAAAAGGAATAGTACGAGCTAGTCTTGGTATCTTAACATACTCAGCAGACTCGGAAGGCTGTGGAAGTACAAAAACACCTAAGCCAAAATCAAACGTGTCCACAACCTGTTCAACCATCACTCTTCCTCGCGTTCCTTGGCAGGCAACACCATGATGCCACCTGTGCTTTCAACTTGTACTTTCTCAGTCTTCACCAAACCAGCACGGTCAAGCAAGTCTTTAGCGGCTGACATCTTCTCTTTCAAACCAAGCTCTGTAGGATCGTCAATGGCAGCAATCATAGCCACCGCAGCCTTTGGTGCTGCCATAGCAATGTAAAGCTGTGTAGCTTCAATGATTTCCTCTTTGAGGTAGTTGGTGAGGGTGCGTCTGCTGTAGCCTTCAGAGAAGCCAGCCATACGCATAGCTGAGCTAATGTTACCGTTAGCGTCTGTGAAGAGCACTTCAAGGAAGCGCTTATGTTGTTCTGACAGTTCTTTAGCCATATGTTATTACCTATTCAATGGATCGTAATATTCTTCAACACTGACTGTGGCATCCATTGTGGAGCCAGCTTCAGGTGTAACAACAATATAGTCACCAGCGCTCAATGCCAAATAGCTACCATCAAGTTTCAGATAGCCGTAAGCAGAAACAACATAGCCACCAACAATGTAGTATTCTGTACCTAAGCTAACGTCATGCCATTTGATTGACACCGTCTTATTACCACCACCAGCATTAGTAACAAACAACAATTCCAACTTAGCCGTATGGTTGGGTGGACAAGTGTAGATGGTGTTGGCAACACCAGCAGTGAGGTTGGTACCGATGCTACGAGTCTTATAAGCTTTGTTGTCTCCGTTAGCCATTACTTCTTAGCCTTCACTTTAGCTTCAGACAATGCAATTGCAATGGCCTGCTTAGGACTCTTCACAACCTTGCCGCCTTTGCCGCTGTGCAGGGAGCCTTCTTTGAACTCTCCCATCACTTTGGCAACTTTGGCTTGTTGCTTGTCAACAGAGCCACCCTTAGCCATCTTCGCAGACTCTTTGAAGGCTTTGTCGGTGGGAGCACCTTTGCTACCGGGCTTACGCATCTTCTCGCCAGAGCCTTCAGCAATGCGCTCACGCTTTGCAGCAATGTTGCTGTATAGACCCGGCTTCATTTCAGCACTTACCCTTCTTAGCCATACCACCTTTGTTCATCATGGTCTTGCCCTTTGGCTTACCAACACCAACAGCAATAACCAAAGCAGGAGCTTTACCAGCAGCCTTCATAGGAGCCTTCTTAGCGCCAGCCTTAGCGACAACGCCACCCTTAGCCAGCTTCACACCAGCAGCGCCAGCAGCTTTCTTCTCAATGTCGTTAGCCTTCATGTCGGCTTGATCACGCACCTCTTGAGGCTTAGTCTTGTCCATCGCAATAGCGCGATACTCAGCAACCTTCTGTGCGTCTGTCTTAATAGTAGCCATGATATGTTTCTTTCAATAAAAATAGAGGCCATGCCTCAACATTATAGTTATAGCACTTATTGCTACAACTCACCACTTTACTTTATCAGCCCAATATGCAGCCGACATCTTCCCTTTGGAGATGTTAGAAGCATGACGAGCTTTGAAAGCTTCATTGCGCTTGCTACCGTCTGGACTACCTTTAACACCAGCTTGTCCAAAACGAATAAGCTTGTATTCGGAGCCTTCATTAGCCATGACGATGTGCGATTTTGTCGGATGGTCCGGTGTTGCTTTGGGCTTGTTCACAGCCGTCAACCCTACCTTCTTCATCTGCGTCTTCACTCGTTCTGGAATTGCCATATCAATATCTCCAACTATTGCGCCTATCGCGCCACCCGTTAGCTCTCATTGATTCTTCAATGGTGTCTAAGGGAAAATAAAAGCCTGTTTCTTTCTCAACAGAAGCTCTAACATAAAACACATCACTGTGTGGAACATAGACGTTGTCTAAGCTTCCTCGCTGTAGCGCTATGTATATCTTTGCGGCATAGCTGTAAGGGGGACTATTCAACAACCCTTTATTTGCTACCTGCTCTTTCGTTAGCAACAAATCCTTTTGCTTTAACAAAAAGTCTATCACTGTTGTTTTGTTCTGTTTCATTGCTTAGCTCTATATAGTCTAGTTCAGACTGTCTACTTTAACGTACTGACTAGCTGAACTGTAGTATATGACTAAAAGGTAACAAAGACAACAATAAGGAAAACAAATAATTGATCTCTATGTTTGTATCTTCACAGTCGATTTTGTAGCATAGCTTCTTTATAGACTTCATAGTCTGTGTTTAGTGTTTAATGATTGTCTATAATTGTTCTCAACACAGAACACTACAGAGCTATGAACCAGTGCAGCTATGTGCTACATCACAGCACAGTCTTCATAGTCCCCAGCACCCCAGCACCCCTATGTTATATCAACCACAGAAATCTTGTCAAGCGATATATTTCACTGTGTTGTTTGGAAGCAACATAGGTAATACTTTCATAGTCGATTTTCCTGTTCTTTGCAGCGGCATAGGCTGTGTTGTCAGAAACGCTTTGCTGGTCCTGTAGGGGGTAGCCCTTGGTTAGAAGTGTTAACGAGTTGTAGAGGCTGTGTAGGCCGTGTGTGGGCGGTATAGTGTATATAGGATGGGTCAGATTGTGTTGTGGTTAACAGGGTAAAATAGCCCTTCTGTGGGCTAAGCTGTATACATATAGCGCCCTACCCCCCACTGGCCCACGCCCGCCCCACGCCAAGGCGCATTTGCACAGGCGCATACATAGGTATGCATCGTAGCGCAGGATGTACAGCATGACATAGCGCAATTGCACCCGCATATGCATAACGTCAATGAAATCATAGGCTTATACGCACATGGAAACTGATTTGAAATCGGAAATCAAAACAATTGGGGACAGATTAGTGCCTGTTTTTTAAGCACTACGGTGACTATCGAAAGGCGGTATACGATAGCGAAAAGCTATAGACCTACCCCATCCAACGAAGTCCTGCATCACCTACGCATACAACGCAAACCGACAAAGACCCTTCACCGATTATGGTCAAATAACCCCAAGCTTGACAGGGATAATCGAAGGTCGCTACAATTGAGGCCAGACAGCAACGGTGCTGTCGCAACTTACCGAAGGTAAACAACATGTTCACAATCAACGAAATCACCACTACCAAAGGCAATATCGGCTGGGCCATCATCAAGGACAAAACATCCATCGTGAAGGAATTCACCAGCATCGAAGCTGCCTGTGCATACTTGGACGCTGTCGAAGACGGCGAGGCAAAACCAGTGGCTTTGAAGAACGTCAAACCCGGTGACTTCGTCAAACGTAAGGCAGACAGCAAAGCCGTATACATCAAGGGTGTATATGACAGGACGACGAAGTCGTTTGAGTTGCAAGACACCGAAGATATGAATCGTTTCGTTTACATCAAGGCAGACAAGCTTGTATATGTAGGCTTTACGTATTGAGGCAAAGCCTTGAAAGTCCCTACAGCAAGCAAGGTTGAATAGCCTTGCATTTGACAGGGACAATCGAAGGTCTGTATAATTGAGGCCATGACAACATCGTCATCTCACCCTTACCGAAGGTAAACATCATGTATTTGATCATCTCTCTCACATCACTCACCATTGCTTTGTACATGATGCAAGACGAAATCGCTTTGATGCTCAAAAAAGCCTTCGGCTTTTGTGTCAACGGTGAAGGCTTTGCAAAACGTCATTACACTTTCACCCGAAGTGAAGCTTTGACATGGGTAGCATGTTATGACAATGCAACCATCACACAACGTGGCAACTTCGTTGCTTCGAAGGCTGAATAACCCTGCACTTGACAGGGTTTTCCGAAGTCGATATAATTGAGGCCAGACAGCGATGATGCTGTCGTCACTTACCGAAGGTAAACACATGAAAAAAGTCACTGGATACGTAGTATACGAAGGCCCATCACTCATTGATGGCTCACCAATTGTCGCCATCGCCTTGACGAAGTCAAGCAATGCAAAGACAGCGGACATGATACAGACCTACATCATCCGTAGCGATATGGATCCCCGTGATGCATCCAAGACTGGTGCTGATGTTGCCATTTGTGGCACATGTCCTCACCGTGGCACAGCCACCGATGACCCAAAAGCGAAGCTTGCCAAAAACCGTAGCTGTTACGTAGTAATTGGTCAAGGGCCGGTCATTGTTTACAAGGGCTTCGTTGCTGGTAAGTATCCTAAAGCTGAAAGCTTAGCCGCTATCGGTAAGGGCCGAATGGTTAGAATCGGCACCTACGGTGACGGTGCCGCTGTCCCTTCGTCAGTGTGGAATGAGTTGATCAGCGAAGCTGAGGGCCACACAGGATACAGTCACCAAGCTAACACCGAAGGTGCTTCGTTTGATGCATCACTCTACATGGAAAGCGTTGAATCTGTAGCATCAGCTTCGCTGTCTTGGTCACTTGGTCGCCGTACATTCCGCATCGTTGCCAATGTGAATGACATTATCCGTGGTAGCGAAATTGTGTGCCCTGCTACAGCCGAAGGCGGTGCGAAGACAACATGTGAGAAGTGTGGATTGTGTGCTGGCAATAGCGTGAAAGCCAAAAGCATCGCTGTTGTGGCACACGGCTCAGGTGCCAAGTATGTAGCATAACGTGAAGCTTCCCTTCGGGGAGGCTTTGCAAAGTCCCTTCGCTTGACAGGGGTTTTGCAAAGTCTGCATAATTGAAAGCATCGATGCATCGCCATCACAAAATTGTTCTTTAAAAACCTAGTGTGGCGTCAGTATGGATGTGTCATGTACTACAAAGCATGACATGCCCTGAAATAGGCCAGCGTAATTGTAGATGCGTAACGTTCTACACTGCTCATAGCACATGAGGATGATAATGTGCATAGGGAACACATCATGGCATCGGGGTCGGTGCTATATGATGTGGCTTTCATAAGCTTTGTGGCACAGGGCTACAGAGTTTATATCAAGCCTTCCTAAAGGAAACAAAATGTATACAACAAGACGATCTGGTTT